GCGTTCTCAAACAGAATGCACAACTCATACTCAGTTAAAATTGACGGATCACCAGCAATCGTATGGGGAGTTAACCCTGATAATGGTAAGTTTTTTGTTGGTACGAAGTCCGTATTTAATAAGGTTAGACCAAAGATTAATTATAGTGTAGAGGACATATGCAACAACCACAAAAACTTTGAGTTGCAATCTATTTTAATACGTTGTTTCCATTGTTTGCCACGGAAAGAAGAAGTGCCTTTCCAAGTGTTTCAAGGTGATTTTATTGGGTTCGGTGGTTATCGTGATTATAAACCTAATGCAATTAGTTACACTTTTGACAGAGTGATGCACGGAGGAGTTGTTGTTGCTCCGCACACTTATTACACAGGTGACGTATTCAAGGACATGGAAGCAAAACCACTTTCTTTTGTTTTATTAAGTGGTCGTGGTGCAGACTTCATTCAACCTGATGCATGGATTACAGACAAAGAAGCATTAATGCCAGTTATGGATATTGACATGATGATCGGGTTTGCCCGTCAGATGGCAACAATGGTTGATTTTGTTGATGAGAAAGAAGCAATCCAACTTAAGAAAGATTTGAATGCGTATATTAAAGATGGTGATGAAATCGTTGCGGAGGAGTTCGCAAACTATCAGTTGGTTAGGTTGTGGTTGTTGGTTGAGAGCATAAAGACTGAGTTCACAAAACTGATAAGGGATAATTTCAAGTGTGACTGTTGGTTAGGTAATCAATTTGTCATGGGTGAAGGGTATGTAATGGCAGGTCGTCACGGACTTTATAAGTTGGTAGATAGACCTACGTTTTCTCATTATAACTTCAATATCATTCGTTCGTGACACAGCAGTTATGGGGGTTTATACCCCCCGTTTTAAAATCGCAATGGGAACCTAACCTACAAAGTGTTACGGAAGCGTGATAAATGTTGCATTTTATATACAAAAATTTTCCCAATAATATATAAACTGAAAAAGAAAAATGAAATCCATCTACATGAAAAAAAATCCCGCAGAAATTTTTACCACCATAGAGACTGATCCAAACACTGGGGAATACTATACTATCATACCAGAATGGATAATGAATGACATGAGTTGGTATGAGGGTACTGAACTTCGATTTAATATTGATACAGAAGAAGTAATCATTACAGAAAAAGATGACTAAAAAGAAAGAAGAACGTGAGTATGCAAAAGACCGTATGGAATACTTTCGAGAGTTTCATCGTGTAATCGCACCAGTAGTTGTTTTAAAGAAAGACAAATGAAAAACTATCACATTTACTTAAACGATAAATGCCTGTTTAAAAATTTAAATCAAGAGGAGTTTGATGTAATTTGGGGAAAAATATATTACTCATATTTCAAAGAGGAACTTACATATGTTGAATGTATAGATGATGCATGCATACAAGGTAAAGTCGAAGAACACTCTTATTGACAACGTATAGATAATAGTGTATTATATAATTATAATTGAACATTAGTATGGCAAAAGGATTTACTGTTAAATCAGCTGCAGCAAAAGCAAAGAAAGAAGCAAAAGCACCAGAATGGGACTACGATAAAGCAAAAAGAATGATAGCAGGTAAGACAGTTGTATTCTGTCTGCCAGGTCGAGGAGTATCATATACATTTTTAAAGAACTTTGTGACACTATGCTTTGACTTAGTTCAAAGTAAAGCAAGTATTCAAATATCACAAGACTATTCATCAATGGTAAATTTTGCCCGATGTAAGTGTCTTGGTGCAAATGTTCTTCGAGGTCCTGATCAATTACCTTGGGATGGTAAGTTAAAGTATGACTATCAGTTATGGATTGACTCAGATATCGTTTTTAACGTTGAGAAGTTCTATCAACTTGTTTTGATGGACGAAAAGATTGCGTCTGGTTGGTATTGTACAGAAGATGGTAAGACTACATCAGTTGCTCACTGGTTAGATGAAGATGACTTCAAAGGTAACGGTGGAGTGATGAATCATGAAACAATTGATTCTATTTCAAAAAGACAAAAACCATTCACAGTTGACTATGCAGGTTTCGGATGGTTACTGATTAAGCACGGTGTCTTTGAAGATTCGCAGATGAAGTATCCGTGGTTTGCTCCGAAGATGCAAGTATTTGAATCTGGTGCTGTACAGGATATGTGTGGAGAAGATGTCTCATTCTGTTTAGACGCAAAAGAGGCAGGTTTCCGAATTATGTGTGACCCTCGTATTCGTGTAGGACATGAAAAAACAAGAATTATATAAAATTACTCATAAAGGTGAGGTTCTTTTTGAGAATCTGACAGAGGAGGAGTACATGGATAAGATGCAGGACTTAGCAGATGAATTTTTTGCGAATGGTACACCGCATCCACTCGAACTTAGAACTGAAATTGAGGAAAATTAATGGCAAAAACGTTTAGTATGGGTAATACAATCGAAACCCGCCCGAAAAAAACTCGTCAAGGAAAGGGAAAACACTCGAAATACTCGGCAACATCCCGTAACTCGGCTCGTAAAAGATACAAAGGACAAGGAAAATAGAATGTCTACGTTGATTGCGAATCTACCTTCTTACGAAGTATGGGTAAGAAAAGAGTATTTGACCGATCATAAGAGTGGTCATGGTGAATTTGTGAAAGGAGTATGGGTTTCTGCGAAGAGTATACCTGGTCGTGCCTTTTATTTTGAGACATATTTGCCCGAATATGCTGCAATGTTCGATAAATTACCGATTTCTGCGTTTACAAGTGACCCAGAGACCCCAAAACCTGACATGACACTGCATAATTTACAGTTTTGGAACTGTATGGACTATGGAGTTGTTGCAGTTCAGAAACAATTTATTGGAAGTATGCATTATGAGGTCATGACAAGGGATTATGGCAACCAAACTGGCACATATATTTGCACTTTAGACAATTATCACTCCGATGTAGACGCAATTGACTACTCTACAAGTGAACAACCTGCTGAACATAAGTCTCATAACCTCTTGGAATTGGATAATGGACAGTTTTGCCTCTATCCAAACAACAGAATGCGTATCTATGACAACAGTATTACACCAGAAACACCAAAAATGCCCGATTTTAAGGTTTCAACTGTTTATTATCAGGTAGAAAACGGTCATGACCGTGATGGATTGGGTTCTGAAGAGAATTATTTCTGGAAAACAGCAAAAGAAAGGCAAAAAACAACAGATCGGAAACCTTTTGAACCAGAATTAGGATAAATAATAACATTCTGTAAAAAGTGTCATAAATAAAACAGGAAAGTACCTGTAACATGGCAATAAATCGGATATCAAGGGCATTTAAGGACATAAGTTTGTCTTTTACCCCTCATCCTGTCACAAAAGACCTTACAATTCTCAAAAATGAGAATGCAATAAAGAAATCTGTAAGGAATTTAGTGCAAACAATTCCAACTGAGAGGTTTTTTAACTCTGCATTGGGATCTGAAGTACGTGATAGTCTATTTGACTTTGTTGATTTTGGTACTGCGTCTGTTATACAGAACCAAATTGAAATTACACTTGAAAATTTTGAACCTAGAATAGATAATGTAGTAGTTGAGGTTGAACCTAGACCAGATTTAAACGAATTTGAGGTTACAGTGTTCTTTGATATCGTTGGGCAGGAAATTCCTACACAAGAATTCACATTCATACTCGAAGCAACAAGATAAATGCCTTTTACTAAGTTTACAAACCTCGATTTTGACCAAATCAAGACTTCAATCAAGGATTATATACGTGCAAACTCAGATTTCACTGATTTTGACTTTGAAGGGTCAAATTTTTCAGTTTTAATCGATACTTTAGCATATAACACATATATTACAGCATTTAACTCAAATATGATTGTAAATGAGTCGTTTTTAGACTCTGCTACAGTGCGTGAAAACGTTGTTTCACTTGCCCGAAACGTTGGATATGTACCAAGATCAAGAACTGCTGCTCAAGCTACCATATCTTTTGACGTTACTACAAGTGGAAACACACCAACACTGACTTTACAAGCAGGATTAGTTTGTGTAGGCACAAGTAATGATACTTCTTTTGTTTTTTCAATTCCTGAATCAATAACTTCAATTACAAGTCAGTTAACTGATAGTGCAGGTAATATAATTTCAAGCACATCCTCATTTAATAATATAATTGTATATCAAGGAACTTACTTAACAAAAACCTTTACTGTTGATGGATCACTTGATCAAAGATTTATTCTTGAAAACTCATTTATTGATACTTCGACCATAGTTGTTAAGGTGAGTGGTATTTCTGATACTACTGAGAGAGAATATCGTAAAGTTGATAATATATTAAACATAACTGATACTTCTGAAGTATACTTACTACAAGAAGTAACTGATGAAAGATATGAATTGCTTTTTGGTGACGGAATTTTTGGTAAAAAAATAGATAATGATGCTGTAATCACTGTTTCTTACATTGTCACAGATGGTATAGAGGGTAACGGACCATCATCGTTTAGTTATGCAGGTAGTGTTGTATCATCTTCAAATCAAGTTCAATTACCATCAACGACACCTACTATTACGACTGTCTCATCGGCATCTAATGGAGGCAACATTGAGTCAATTGACTCAATTAAGTATTTTGCACCTAGACTCTATTCATCGCAGTACAGGGCAGTTACATCAAGGGATTATGAGTCAATAATTCAAACAATTTATCCAAATACTGAATCGGTGTCTGTTGTTGGGGGTGAAGAACTTGATCCACCTGAATTTGGAACAGTATCAATTACAATCAAACCAAAAAATGGTGAATTTGTATCGGATTTTGATAAAACACAAATTTTATCAAAGTTAAAAAGTTACTCATTAACAGGTATCAACCAGAAAATCTTAGATCTTAAATTATTATACGTTGAGCTTGATTCATATGTTTACTATGACCCCTCTAAAGTATCCACAGTATCTAATTTAAAAACTAAAATTATAAATGGATTGACAACTTATGGACAATCAACTGATCTTAACAAATTTGGTGGTAGATTTAAATATAGTAAGGTCATAAATGTAATTGATAACATTGATAATGCAATATCATCAAATATAAGTCGTGTTATAATAAGAAGAAATCTTAAAGCACTTACAAACACATTTGCACAATATGAATTATGTTATGGTAATAGATTTCATATTAATCCTGAAGGAAGAAATATTAAGAGTAGTGGATTCACAATCCAAAATCAAAATGATACTTTATACTTTACCGATATACCAAATAAAAATATTAATGGTAGTTTAGATGGAAGTGGGAAGGGAGTTATAGCTGTTGTTAAGGGTGATGGTACTCAACTTGTAGTTGCATCTGCTGGAATTGTTGATTATGTGCATGGTGAAATAATTTTAAACACAATTAATATAACATCAACTGAAAAATCAAACAATATTGTTGAAATTCAAGCATTCCCAGAGTCAAATGATATTTTAAGTTTAAAGGACTTATATCTTACATTTGCGGTAGGTAATAGTGCCATAAATATGGTTAAAGACACTATTACATCTGGTGAACAGATATCTGGTGTTGGATATAAAGTTACTTCAAGTTATTCAAACGGAGCATTGACAAGAGGATAATATGATAACAACTGGAATTGATAAGAGAGTCAAAGTCCAACAGATAATTGAAAATCAAATTCCTGAATTTCTACTATCTGAAAGTCCAAAAGCAGTAGATTTTTTAAAACAGTATTATATCTCTCAAGAATATCAGGGGGGTTCGATTGACCTGACTGATAATTTAGATCAGTACATAAAATTAGATAATTTAACACCAGAAGTTGTAGTAGGTGAAACAACACTAACAAGTGGTATTACAACAGTTGCAACTACAGTAAACGTAAGTAGCACCAAGGGTTTTCCTAAAGAATATGGTCTATTTAAAATTAATGAAGAAATAATTACATATACAGGATTGACCACCAATACATTTACTGGTTGTGTCAGAGGATTTAGTGGTATTACAACTTATCATGCAACAAATCAACCTAATGAACTTATATTTACCGACTCAACTGCCACAAATCATGAAACAGATGCAACTGTTATAAATTTAAGTGCACTTTTTCTTAAAGAATTTTATAAAAAGACAAAATCAACATTAACACCTGGATTAGAAAATGTTGATTTTGTTGATAATTTGGATGTAAGTAATTTTATAAAAAATTCAAAATCATTATATCAATCAAAAGGAACTGAGGAATCGTTTAGAATTTTATTCAATATTTTATATAATGAAACACCTAAAGTAATTGATTTAGAAGAATATCTTATAAAACCATCATCAGCAGAGTATATTAGAAGAGAGATAGTTCTTGCAGAAGCTATAGTAGGTGATCCTACAAAACTTCTTGGACAAACAATTATAAAATCTACTGATATTAATACAAGAGCTCCAATTGCAGCATCTGTATCAGAAATACAACCTTTTACTAGGAGGGGAAAAACATATTATAAATTAGGTTTATTTGTAGGTTTTAATGATAGAGATCTTATAGAAGGAACTTTCACAATACCAGGAATTACAAAATCAATAACTGATGTTTCTATAGGTTCAAGTGTTATAACAGTTGATTCCACAGTCGGTTTTGCAGCGACGGGATTTGTAGTATCAGGAATAAACACAAACATTTACTATGGTAGTAAATCTATTAATCAATTTTTTGACTGTGAAAATATTATATCACCAATCTCAACAACAGATGATATTAGAGCTGATGTATTTTATTATGGATATGAAGATGCAGATTTGACTAAAAAAGTAGAGTTAAGATTAACTGGCGTACTGTCAGAGTTTGAACCGACATCTGATATTAGATTATTAACTGAAGGTGAAAAGATAACAGTTAAAAATGTTGGTGAAAAGATAACTGATCCACTTTTAAACAAATCTAGAAAACAAATATTTGCAAATTCATGGATTTACAATACATCTTCAAGATTTCAAGTTAGTAGTATAAGTGGAAATAATTTTGTATTATTTACAAGAGATATTGACAAGTCAAGTATCAAAGTTGGTGACGCAGTTCAAATACTTTTTAGAAATGAAGAAAATATAGCAGGAACAGGAGTTGTAAAAAGTGTTAGTCCATCAACAAGAACAATTGATTTAGATCCTTTAAGTAGTGTAAGTGGTGGATCATTTAGTGTAGATCCAAATAGAGACTATGATATTAGAAGATCTATAAAAACAGCAAGTAGTTCTACAGTTGATATTGAGTTTGGAAATAACGTATTAACAGCAGATACAACTAACGTCTATAATCAATTAGATGAAAACATGTATGTTGCGTCTAATTCATTACCATCCTATACAATTACTGCATCTATACCTCAATCGATTATACCAAATGCAACTGGAAATATTGATTTGCAAGGATATAATCCTAGTACATTAAAATATAGTGTAATATCTTTTTCTTCAAATGTTAATTTCATAACTGGTGATGAAATTACATATACTGCTCAAGGAACTTTGATTCCAGGTTTGATTGAGGGATCATATTTTGTAGAAGTTCTAAGTGCTAAAAATCAAATTCGTTTGTATAAATCTAGATCATTTATTCCAATAGGAGATTTTGAAGAGTTTGAATCTTTACCTTTAAATACAGGAACACATACCTTTTCATTAATTGGTACTGTAAATCAGAAAATAGGTGCTCAAAGAATTTTAAGAGAGTTTCCTTTAAAACCAAATATCGTAAGTTCTAGTAATGAAAAAACTTTACCAGGAACAACTGGATTACTAATTAATGGTGTTGAAATATTAAATTATAAATCTAATGATAAAATATATTTTGGACCATTAGAAAGTATTAAAGTATTAAATGGTGGTTCAAATTATGATGTTTTAGTGCCTCCAACATTTGAAGTATCCTCACCATCTTCTGGAGGAACAAGGGCATTAGTTCAACCTGTTGTTGTTGGAGAAGTAACTGACATTCAAATTGATCCACAGGATTTTGATATACAAAAAGTTTTGTCAGTTACTATTGAGGGTGGAAATGGATCTGGTGCAGTATTTGAACCAATATTATCAAAAAGAAAAAGAGAAATAACTTTCGATGGGAGATTAATTTCTCAATCTGGTGGTATTGATAACGTTAACGAAACTTTAACATTTTTATCTGATCATCATATATCAAGTGGATTGCCATTAATTTACGATAAAAATGGTAATAATCCTCTAGGTGTAAGCACAGTTGGAAATGATGGAACATCGGTTGTTGGACTTGGAACAACAACTTTAGTAGATAGTGCAACATACTATCCTTTAGTTGTTAATGCAAATACTATAAAGTTATTTCAGAATATTAATGACTATAATAGTGGAATTAATACTGTTGGTTTTACTACTTTTAATAAAGATGGAGTTCATAAATTTAAATTATTTAAAGAAGAAAATACACTTAAAGATATTAAAATATTAGAAGGTGGTAGTAATTATCAAAATAGACAATTATTTGTAAAACCAATAGGAATTAATACAAGTAATCATACAATTAACTTTAATAATCATGGTTTTTCAACTGGTGATAAAATAGTTTATTCCAATAATGTTGGATTAGGATCAACTCAACCTCAACAAATAACTGGTTTAAGCACTTATACAGGAATTACTACAACATCAATTTTATATAATGTGCTTGCTGTTGATGACAATTCATTTAGAATAACAAATGCAGGATTAGGTGGAACATCACTTGATAATTATGACAGATTAAATTACATAAAATTTTCAGATCAAGGAACAGGATTCCAAGTTTTTAAATATCCAGATATAAAATTAAATCTAAAATATGAATTGGCAAATACAAATGTTGGTGTCATAACAGCAACTCCTATTGTTAGAGGTTCAATTGAAGAGTTATATCTATATGAAAGTGGAAGTGGATATGGTTCTGATATTTTAAATTTAGAAAAACCTGTAAGCATTACTAAAAAATTTGGTAAAGATGCAGAACTCAAACCCATAATTTCAAATGGCAAAATAAGTTATGTAGAAATTCAATCTAAAGGTCAAGATTATCAAACTGCACCAGATTTACAAGTAGTTGGTATTGGTACTGGAATAGGTGCTAAATTAAGAGCAGTTGTTGAAAATGGAAAAATTGTAAATGTTATCATACTAGAAGGTGGATTACAATATGATGAAAATACAACATCTATATTAGTTAAACCACCAGGATCTGAATTAAAAGTTGATGCATCAATAAGGAGTTTGTTTACTAACTCTTTTGATAGATATGGAAGTGAAGCATTAGTTGAATCACAAGAAAAATTAAAATATACTTTAGTTGGATATTCTACACAAATTGGAAATGATGCATTTGGTGATGATGGTATAGAACACTCACCTATAATTGGTTGGGCATATGATGGTAATCCAATTTATGGACCATATGGATATAGTGATCCTTCTGACGAAAATTCTGCAATTAGACGTTTAGATTGTGGATATGAACTTAATCCATCTAATATTATTGATAGACCAACAACATTTAGTTCGGGGTTCTTTATTGATGATTATGTTTTCACTAACGTTGGTGATTTAGATATTCATAATGGAAGATATGGTAGAACACCTGAATATCCAAAAGGAACATATGCATATTTTGTTGGTATAACTTCAATATCATTAGAACCAAAATTTCCATATTTTATTGGTAATACTTATAGATCAAATCCAGTTATTGATAATTATAAGTTAACACAAAAAGATTTTAATATTGAAGATTCAAATCTTATTAGAAATACCTATCCATATAAAGTTTCAGATCAATTTGCAGATAATGATTTTATAGTAGAATCAAATGAAATATCAAAACAAACATCTGTGGTTGAATCAACTACTTTTGGATCTATTAATTCAATACAAATAATAAATGACGGTGATAATTATCGAGTTTCTAATTCTGCTGAATTTGATAATACGGGCACTGAAGGTGGTGGTCTTAGCGTTTCAGTAGATAGCATAAAAGGAAAAACAATAAACTCGATTGATACAACAATCAACTCTTATGATAATGTTGTATTTTTCAAAAATGAAATAGGTGAAATATCTGCATCAATTTCAACAGCTCCATCACTTAATAATGGTGATAGAGTGGTCATATCTGGATTAAGCACAACATTATTACCTGATTTAAATGGTTCATTTATTATTGGTATAGAAACTGCAAGAAGTATAGTATATCAAGAAATTCCTAATTCAACTACAACTGGTATCGTAACTGATATTTACGTATCAAAAATACCAAGTAATGTATCAGTTGGAAGTAGTATTAGTATAGGGACTGAAAAATTATTAGTTCTCAATACTTTTGACCAAAACAACATATTGAGGGTTAGAAGGGGTACATCTGCTGGTGTTCATACAGTGGGAACTATTATAAATCTTATTCCAAGTATTTTCAGTTTAGATAATACTGGATTTGGAGTTACTGATATAAATTCAAAATTAAATGATCAGGTATTTTTTAACCCTCATGAATCTATCGGTGTAGGTACAGTTGTTGGTTTAGGGTCAACTGCTTTTTCAACTCTTGGAAATGTTAAAAAAGTAGTATCAACTCCTCTTCAAAGTATAAGATTACCAAATCATCCTTTTGTTACAAATCAAAGAGTTACTCTTACAAAACCTAGTGCTGGATACGCTCTGACAGTATCTGATGATGATGGTGTAACTACATTTAAAATTCCAGAATCTGGAGATACTCAAGATGTCTTTATAATTAACAAATCTGAAAACTTTGTAGGTATAGTCACACAAGTAGGACTAACAACGAACACTAGTGGATTGTCATTCGTTGGTGATACAAAAGTTGGATCAAGTAGTTTTGAATATTCACTAAAAAGTAATTTTGAACAAATAACAGGAAAATTACAAAGAATACATGCACAAGTATCACTCTCTACAGCACATAATTTATCTAATAATGAAATAATTGATTTAAATGTTATACCTAATCAGTCGGTTGGTATAGGAACATCAACATCTGTTAATGTTCGGTATGATGAATTTAACAATATTTTATTAATTAATACTAAAACATGTTCATCTAGTGGAATTACCAGTTCTACCAATAATATTAATATTGCTTCTCATGATTTTGAATCAGGTGACAAGATTTATTATTCATCATCTTCACCCTCAGAAGGTTTATCTGATAAAAATTCGTATTTTGTGTTTAAAGTAGACGATAATAATTTTAAACTTGGAGAAACTATATCAGATGTTGTTAATGATCCGATAAGAATTATTGAACTTTCATCAAAAGGTAACAACCATGAATTTTCACTAATTAATCCAAGAATTGAGGTAATTAAAAATAATAATTTAGTTTTTGGTGTAGGTCACTCATCTTTAGAAAATTTTGAATTTAAATTATTCCATGATCAAAACTTTAAAAATGAATTTGTATCTACAGGGACAACAAACACATTTCAGGTCTCTGGAGTTGGAACAGTTGGTGTCACTTCAACTGCAACGGTCACTCTCAGTTTTTATGAGGATAACCCTAATACTTTATATTATAATGTACAAAAAAGTGGATATATTAGTACCTCTGATACCATAGATGTAATCAATCCATCCTCTATTCAATACACTGATAGTGTATATGGTGGTGAATTTGAAGTATTTGATATTATTGGATTGGGTTCTACAATATTTAATATTTCTTTACCTGAAGTTCCTGAAAAAATATCTTACAACGCATCAGAAACAAGTAAATTATCTTATTCAACCAAATCACGCAATGTTTCAGGACCAATTAATGAAGTAAAAATTAATTATGGTGGAATTGGATATAAAAGTTTACCATCTTTTGTAAGTGTTGCATCAACTCAAGGTGTAAATGCTTCTTTAATACCTGATTCAACCACTATAAATCGGATTAATAGTATTAGAATATTAAATCCAGGTTTTGAATATTCTTCAGACAATACTCTTAAACCAGAGGCTTTTGTATCACCTGTTATATCAATAATAGATTCAAACACAATAACAGATGTTGAAGTTGTTTCTGGAGGAAAAAACTATACATCTGAACCAGATTTAGTTATTGTTAATCCAGATACTGGACTACAAGATACAACAGGATCAGTTCAAGCAACAATAAATGGAAGTTCTATATCTAATGCTTCTATTATTGTACCATCAAGAGGTTTACAATCGGTTACTCATAAAATATTTGCACTTAATAATAGTAATGGAGCAACTATAAAAACAGTTGAATTTAATTCAGCAACAGGAATCGTGACTTGTACTTTAGTAACACCAATATTAGGTTTTAGCACTGCACCATTTTCTGTTGGGGAAGAAATATTTGTTGAAGGTATACAGCAATACACTCATCCGTCTATAACAGAGGGTGATGGATTTAATTCTGAGGATAATGGATTTAACTTCTTCAAAGTAACCTCAATGGTGAACAATAATCCAGCAACAGTTGAATTTGATTTATCAACATTTACAAGTAATGCAGGAATTGCAAAAACAAATCAAAATTCATTTGCACAGATTATAAGCAAAGATGATTATCCAGTTTTTGCAGTAACACAGAAAATATTTAATTTTGTAGTGGGTGAAAAAATATCTGCATTCATTAGAGATTCTTTTACTCCAGTTGAACTTTCAATATCAGAATCTACTGATGAATTTATAAAAATTGTTGAGGATCAACCTGGTGCATTTGATTTAATTGCAGGACAAAAAATAAGAGGAGCAAATAGTGGTAACATAGCCACCATAAATCAAATATCTGAAAATAAAGGACAATTTAAAGTTGATTATTCTTTAAAAGAAAATAGAGGATGGAGAAATAATACTGGAAAATTAAACCAAGATTATCAAGTATTACCAGATAATAATTATTATCAAAATTTATCATATACTGTTAAAAGTTCAATAACATTTGAAGATTTAATAAATCCTGTCAATCGACTCTTACATACAAGTGGTTTAAAGAATTTTGCTGATGTAGGTATTCAATCTTCGACTAGTGCAGGTGTTACAACATCAACTTTTCTTGATACAGTCGCACTCGATATTATAGATCAAAAACGTGTTGATACAATTAATAATTTTGATTTTGCTTTGGATATTGACGTTGTAAATAATAAATCAAAATTCTTAAAATTACAAAATACAAAATTATCACCATATATCGAGTGTAGAACAAATCGAGTTTTGGAAATTGATGATATAAGTCCACTATTTTCAAATACATCAACAGTTTTAGCAAAATTATTAGATATACCAATCAATACTTCTTTTGCAAGATATTTAATACAAACTAGAAATCCATTTAATAAAAATATTCAATTATCAGATTTAGTTTTATTCAGAGATGAAAATGATGTTTTTACAGCAGAGCAAACAAAAGTTCATAACACATCATCAGAATTAGGAACTTTAAAATTTGAATTAGATTCAAATGATTTAGTAAACCTAGTGTTTATTCCAGATGATCCTGATAATAATGATTATGATTTAAAAATTTTTCAAAATACTTTTAACACAGATTTATCTGGTATAGGAACACAATCTTTAGGATTTATCAATTTAATAGGAAGTAATAAATCAGTTTCAACAGCTTCTACATCAGAGATAATTTCGTCAAATACTGGAAACACAGATGCATTTTTTGTCTCTGCAGAAGTTAAAAATCCTACAACTTCAGAAACTAATTTTGTAGAATTATATGCAACTCATGATGGTACAAATACCTTCTTATCTGAATTTTATAGTGATTCAGAACAAGCGTTTACCTCTAATTTCATTGGTAGTTTTACTGCTGGTATATCAACAGGTGCATTTAGAATAAAATTTGAAAATGATGAACTAAATGAAATAGAAGTTAGAACTTCAGTGATTGGTATTGGTACAACTGCTGCAGGTATTGGTACATATAGATTTAAATCGCAAGGTCAATCTGATGGAACTGAAAAAACTGTGAGATTTGAATCTAAATTTGCTAACGTATCTACTTCTTCAACAATATCATCATATCAGTTACAAGAGATAACTAGTTTCAAGAGTATCATAAGAGTATCGAGTGGTTCCACTAGTGCGTTGCATCAAGTAATGGTTGCACACAATGAAACTGATACTCATACGACTCAATACCCATTTTTATCTATAGGTAGTACTTCAGGAATAGGAACATTCTCATCATCATTAAAAGGCACTGATTTAAACTTTAATTTTCATCCAGATCCAGAATTTACTGGTGGTACAAATAATGTACAAATTCAAGTATTAAATAAATTATTCCATAAAGACATTGATTTAATAAATCCCCCTCTTGATTTACAATATGGAACAGTGACTGAATCATTATCATTAGCACAATATGATGCTATAAACGGAAGTAGAGCAAATAAATCGAGTTTTATATTACAATCTAATTCACAACCAATATTCCAAAAGAATTTTAATCCATCTGATTCTACAGTTTTAGATTTAGCAACAGGTCAATTTACAATTATTGATCATTTCTTTGAAACTGGTGAAAAAATAATATATTCACCTGGTTCTACTTTTGATGGTGTATCAGTAGCAGGTATTACAACAGCAGGAGGAACTTTAGCAGCAGGAACTGAATTATTTGCAATAAAGGATGGTGGTAATAAAGATAGATTTAAGGTTGCAAAAACAAAACCTGATGCATTAAAAGGAATAGCATTATCATTTACGGGTTCAGGATCTGGTAATAGTCATGAATTTGAAATGTCTAAGAAAAATGAAAAGGCTCTTATATCTCTTGACGGTGTAATACAATCTCCAATCGCATTTACTCCAATAACTACAAATCTTGAATTTAATATTAATGATAGTGTAACAACATTCAGTGTTACTGGTATTTCTTCAGTTACCACAGGTGATACAATTAAAATAAATGAAGAATACATGGAGATCACAAATGTTGGTTTAGGAACTACATCTGTTGGTCCAATAACTGAAAGTGGAGATGTTAAAATTCTTGAGGTTGTAAGAGGATATATTGGTTCTGCAGCAACTAATCATAGTGCTAGTGATATAGCTAGACTTTATTCAGGAAGTTATAACATAGTTGATAGTACAATTCATTTTACTGAAGCACCAAGAGGAACCAATATATCACAAAGAACTCCATCAAATCTAACTCCAGTGAGATCAACATTTAATGGTAGAGTTTATTTGAGACAAGATTATAGTACTAATCAAATATTTGATGATATATCAGATAGTTTTAATGGTATAGATCAATCGTATAGAGTAAAAGTTGGAGGAGCAGATACAGTTGGAATTAATACTGGAAGTAGTATTTTATTATTAAATGGAATATTCCAAACACCTACAACCTTTAATAACTTAGGTAACAATTATAATTTTGCAACAATTGGTGCTGGAACATCTACTAATGTAGTATTCACAGGAATTACATCTTCTAATGGTAGTTTGATTGTAAGTGATACTGATGTAAATCAAAATCAACTACCTAGAGGTGGTGTAATTGTATCATTAGGATCAACTGGTGGATTGGGTGTTGCGAATCTTGTTGGTGCAAAGGTGAAAGCAACCATTAATGGTAGTGGTTCAATTATAGGACTTACTGGTATTGGAACAACTGGTAGTTCATATGGCATAAGCACCGCATCATATAATAATACAACAGGACAATTAGAAATTACCACATCATCCAACCATGATTTTGGTGATATTAATGAGTTTGTAAGACTTGATGGTTTGAACTTTACACCTTCATTAACAATAGCAGATGATTTATCATTTGGTATTACAGGAATATTGTCTGCAACAACATTCACCGTAAGTATAGGAGCTAGCACACAGGCGCATACTTATGTTGGTTCTGGAACTGCATTTGAATATTTAAATGATCTATCATTTGGTTCTGGTTATAGAAATCCAGTTTCTGTTGCTGTTACAGATTTATCTGGAAATGGAGCAAGTGCTGATATTTCAGCAGAGGTTGTTTCTAATACTCACGTTTTTGTAAGTGCAGTAGCAAATGCTGTTTCAGTTACTGGAGGTCTTTCTCTTACTCCTACAAATGCCACATATGATCCAGCAACAGGAGATTTAGTAATTACAAAAGCATCTCACGGTTTAACAACAAGTGATACAGTTGGTCTTGCTACAAATGGATTTGTATTTAGATGTGCTCAAGATAATTTTTCAACCGATCATTCTTATCCCCGTTCTGGTCCAACACCAAGTTCAGGTGGAGGAGATCCTGCACATGGCAAAACTTTAGCAATTACTTCAAAAACAACAAATACATTCACAGTTAACGTAGGTATTACAAATACAGGCACAGGTGGTGCTCTTAAATTTACTATCAATAATGCAGGTACTGGTTATATTAAACCAAGAATATTTGTTGAATCACCATCATATTCTAATCTTCCAATAATAGGAGTATCAAGGAGAGGAATTGGTTCTACGACAGATACAGGTAATGGAGTTACTCTAACTTTAGACGTAGGTGCTGGAGCTACAACAGTTGGATTAGGTTCAACATCAAATATTATATCTAATTTTGAATTAGATAATCAAGGTTATAATTTTAAAGTAGGTGATGTGTTTAAACCTGTTGGATTAGTGACTGATAGATTTTTAAACACTTCACAATTAATAAATGATTTTGAATTGACAGTATTAGATGTCTTTAGAGATCAATATTCTTCATGGAATTTTGGACAATTTGATTTTATTGACTCAATTAAGGAACTTCAAGATGGCATTAGAAAAAGATTCCCAATAATTTACAATGGAAATTTACTTAGTTTTGAAACTGATGAATTAAATGTATCATCTGCTTTAATTGATTTAAAAAGTCTTCTTCTTATATTTGTTAATGGTGTTGTGCAAGATCCTGGTGAAGCATATAGTTTTGATGGAGGCACGTCTTTTGAATTTTCACAGGCACCTGATCCAACAGATGTAATTGACATATTCTTTTATAAAGGAACTGAAGGAGTTGATGCTGTGCAAGTTTCAGCAGGAGCATCAGTTGCACCTACCATAAAAGTTGGAGACTCTGTTCAATTAATTAAAAACTCAGGTGTTACAACCACTCAATCACCAAGAGTTATATATTCTATCAGTAGTTCAGATGAGGTTGAAACAAATTTATATAATGGTATTGGTATTGATGAAGTAAACTTCAAACCTTTACATTGGACAAAACAAAAAAGAGATAAAAAAATTAATGGTGAATTTGTATTCAAATCAAGAGACTCAATTGAATCTTTAGTTTATCCAACTGCAAAAATTATATCTGATGTTGGTGTGGGTGATACTATATTGTATCTTGATAATGCAACTTTATTCAATTATGAAGAAGATTTTGGATCTATAGATATTGGTACAGTTGGTGGTTTAATAGTCGAATCAACCGATTTAGTTGCTGCTGGACTAACAGCAGTAGTTTCTGCTGCTGGTACAATTCAATCATTAGATATTGTTAATGCTGGTAATGGTTTCGTAGGTTCTGCTGTTACTGTTTCAATATCAGCACCAGCAACTAATAATTATTATTCAATTACTACATCAACCTCACCACCTTCTGGTCTTACAACAGCAACAGCAACAGTTTCTATATCAAATGGTCGCCTAAATACAGTTACTATTACCAATCCTGGTTTTGGATATACTCAAACTAAACCTCCTCAAGTATTAGCACCATTCCCAACTATAAAGAAAGAGGATGTTGATTTAATATCAACTATTGAGGGATTTGATGGTGACATCATAGGTGTGGGAGTGACAGATGGTATAAATGGAAATCCCCTAGCACTTAAATTTACATTAAATGCTAATTTAGGAGCAGGTTCTGGAAATCCATCTGCAACTCTAACTGATTTGAAGGTTGGATATCCAATCTATGTCTTTGACACTCAGGTTGGACATGGTGTAACCTCTGTTTACAGTGATGGTGCAGTTGTTGCCACAGGTACAACTTGTGTTGATAACATTTACTTTGTAGATGCATTTAATGAAGGAGTCGGTATTATAACATGTAATATCATGACTGGAGTAAATACTACTGGTATAGATACTTCAGTGGGATTGGGAACTGCAATTGGTGGATTTTCATGGGGTCGATTAACCAATTTCAATAGATCCTCAAATCCTATATCAATAGGTGTTACAGGTAATATTCATTACTCAGGCATCTCATCTTATCCAACAATTCAAAGAAGAGATTTTGGACTTAGAGACTCTGGTGCTTTAAGAAAGGATCTTGGCTAGTATAAATATAGAAAAAAGCTGAAGATATGGCTGCTATTGTAACTGATCAATTTAGAATATTAAATGCAAATAATTTTGTAGAGACAATAGATGACTCTACAAATTCATATTATGTTGTGGTTGGACTTGCTAATCCAACTTCACCTGTGGTGGGTTTTGGTAGAAGTTCAGACTGGAATACAGAAACTCCCAATCCAATAGATAATTTTAATTACACTAATCATATTGGTGATACTACAATTTTTGGTAAAAAGGTAACATCAGATAATACAAGAAGATTAATAAGCAGAAGAAATTGGACTCAAGGAACAAAATATGAAATGTATCGTCATGATTATAGTTTGAAGAATCCATCACCTGTTACAAGTTCTTCAAGGTTATATGACGCAAGTTATTATGTGATGAATCAAAATTTTGATGTATATATTTGTATTGATAATGGTTCAAGTGGAATTAGCACAACAGGTAATGCATCACAAGATGAACCAGTATTTACTGATCTTGAACCATCTAGAGCAGGTGAAAGTGGTGATGGATATATCTGGAAATACTTATTTACAGTTCCACCAAGTGATATAATTAAATTTGATTCTACCGAATATATTTCAGTTCCTAGTAATTGGCCTACTGCAACAACCACTCAAATACAGTCAGTTAGAGAAAATGGTGATTCAACTGTAAATAATAATCAAATAAGAAAAGTATATATTGATAAACAAGGATTTGGATATACTCAAAATCAATCTGGAGTTGAAGTTGATATTATTGGAGATGGAACTGGAGCAAAAGTTGTTATAGACACTGATAGTGAGGGTAAAATAACTAAAACTAATGTTTCATCAGGTGGTCAAGGATATACCTATGGTATAGTTGATCTCGGAAGTTTAGGTAATCCAACAACAAGAGCAAAATTAGTTCCTATTATACCTCCATCAAGAGGGCATGGATTTGATTTATATAAAGAATTAGGAACTGATAAACTTTTAATTTTTGCAAGATTTGATGATTCAACAAAAGATTTTCCAACAGATACAAAATTTGCTCAAATAAGCATTATAAAAAATCCAACATCAATAGGGTCAACTGCAGTTTTTACTGAAAATCAATTTTCTTCTGTGAATGCAATTAAAGTTATTTCTCCAACAGGGACACCTACTATTGGTGAAAAAATAGAGCAAACAGTAACTGGAGGAACAGCATCAGGTTATATTGTTTCTTACGATACTGATACTAATGTTGTTAAATATTATCAAGATAGATCTTTAGTATTCAATCAAACAACAGGAGATCAAACAGATTATGTTGGTGTTACTACAAACTCTAAAATGTTAAATTTTGCCTCTAGTGCTGATAAAATTATTGCTCCAACAAGTGGTTTTTCTGCATCAGTAGATCAAAATTTTAGTGGTATTAGTACAAATCCAACTGGTAATAAAGTTATTTCATTAGGAGTTAACTTTACAAATGGTCTTGCTAATCCTGAGATAAATAAAAAGTCGGGTGAAGTAATTTACTTAGATAACAGACCTTTAATCACTAGAAACTCTAGACAAAAAGAAGACATCAAAATCATCTTGGAATTTTAAGAAATGGCTCAAAAAACAAATTTAAATATTAGTCCTTACTATGATGATTATGATAAAAGTGATCAATTTTATAAAGTCTTATTTAAACCTGGTTTTCCAGTTCAAGCTAGAGAATTAAGCACTTTACAATCAATTCTTCAAAATCAAGTTGAATCATTTGGAACTCACATGTTCAAAGAGGGTTCGATGGTCATACCTGGTGGTATAGCATATGATCAAGAATATTACTCATTGAAAATAGAGGAAGAGCATTTAGGAACACCTGTTACTTTATATCTTAATGAACTTATAGGATTAAGACTTAAAGGTGAAATAACTGGTAACATATTATCAATTGATAATTTTGAGTATCCAGAAGATAATGCAGATCTCACTAATCTCACAATATATGTAAAATTTTTAGAGTCAGGTGATGATAATTCAACAAATGGTTTAGCAGAAGGTGAAAATTTAATAGTACAAGAAACATTTTCATATGGAAATACCATCGTAAATGCAGGAGAGTCTGTATTAAATTTGATAGAGAGTGATGATGCTTTTAGAGTTGGATCTGCTGTTGGTATATCAGAAGGTGTTTATTTTATTAGGGGTAATTTTATTCAGGTCAATAGTGAAAAAATTGTTTTAGATCCATATGATAATGAACCTTCATACCGAGTTGGACTGAATATTGATGAACAATTAACATCAGCAAAAGATGATGATTCATTATATGATAATGCTAGAGGATTTTCAAATTATGCTGCACCAGGTGCTGATAGATTAAAAATAAAAACAACTTTAACTAAAAAGGGACTAACTGATTTTAATGATACAAATTTTGTTGAATTAATTAGATTAGATGAAGGAACAATAAAACTCACAGCAGATAAAACTGATTACAACTTAATAAAAGATTATTTTGCAAAAAGAACATTTGAAGAATCTGGTAATTATAGTTTAGATGAATTTGAAGTTGATGTTTTTAATACTCTTAATGATGGTATTACAGGAGATGGTGTTTATAGATCAAATGAGATAACTCAGCAAGGTAATATACCTGATGATGATTTATTGTGTGTAAAAGTATCATCTGGTAAAGCATACGTCAAAGGTTATGATATTCAACTTGAATCATCTCAACTTATTGATAATGTTAAACCAAGAGATAAGCAAGTAGTTGATTCAGCTTTAGTTCCATATCAAATGGGAACTGTTTTTAAAGTTAATAATGTATTTGGTGTACCAGCTCCAAATATTAATGATGATAGTGTTTTTGTAGAATTAACTAATAAAAGAACAGCATCAAATAGTGCAAAAACAGGGGATTTGATAGGAAGAGCAAGAGTATATTCATTTGCTGTCTCTGATGCATCATATTTTGACGATTCAACACAGTGGGATCTGCATTTATTTGATGTTCAAATATTTACAAAAATTATATTAAATCAAGTTGTTACTAACTCTGAGGTGCCAAATACATCCTTTGTAAGGGGTGTTAGCAGTGGTGCTACAGGATATGTTGCTATCGTTTCAAGTGGAGGTAACACTCTTCATCTAAGTGAAATTACAGGTCAGTTTATGGCAGGTGAACAATTAATCATAAATGAAGACACTTCTTTTGTTAGATCAATAAGAACGGTTAAAACTTTTGGTATTCAAGATGTAAAGTCAGTTTATCAAGGCACCTCTTCCTTAGCTGGGTATGCTACTGATTTTGTTGCTGATACTGTTCTTCAGAGAGTAATAGGACCTTCTTTCAGTAATTCTGATCAAATTACTATTACTGGTGCAGGTGCGACAACAAACGGTGCTTATAATTTTGTTGGAGTTAGCACTGGAACAATATTAAGATATACTCCATCAGGAGAAACAGTTGAAAGATTTAATCGTATAGAAACAGTATCATCAGATGGATTAAGTGTTACTCTTTCTGCAGTTCCAAGTGTAACAGGTATTACAACAGATATATGTAATGGAGCTTTAAATACTACTAAAATAAGCACCACTTTTGCTTTTGGTGTGCCGAACATTAATTTAGAAGATAGTAGAGGATTATATACAGAGATAGATAATAAAAATGTTTCAGATATTGATTTATCGACTGCTACATTACTAGTCGGAAAAAATATTACTGCTGAAAGCACCGATGGTTCTGGTGTTCTAACTTTTGATTTATCTGCAAGTGGTATATCAAGTGCATTTTATGAAAGTTTTGATGAGGAAAGATATTCAATTCATTATAGTGATGGTGCGATTGAACAATTAACTTCAGATCAATTTGTTTTAAGTTCTGATGGGCAAACAGTTACTATCAATGGATTAAGAACTAGTCAATCTAATGTTGTTGTAAGTTCAACTCTTAAAAAAGAATCTTTAAAGAGTAAACAGAAAAATTATATAAGAAGTCAAAAAATTACTGTTGAAAAAACAGCAGTTGGAATTAATACCGCTTTGACTGGAATGGAGATAAGCAAAAATTATGGTCTTCGTGTTGAAGATAAGGAAATATCATTAAACGTGCCAGATGCAGTAAAAGTCATAGGTGTTTATGAATCACTCAATACATTATCACCTACTTTAGATGTATTTACTTTCCCATCTGGATTATCATTGAATACGGAATCAATATTAGGGGAAAAAATAGTTGGTTCTGATACTGGAGCAGTTGCACAAATTGTTGGTAGAAATTCAGCAACTGAAGTTGAGATATCAGTTTTATCATCAAACGCATTTAGTATTGGTGAAATAATTACTTTTGAAGAATCAAATATTACAACCACCCTACAAGATATAACATTTGGCAATAATTTAAATATTACAAATAGATATAAATTAGATAAAGGTCAGAGAGAAGAGTTTTATGACTATTCTAGAATCGTAAGAAGAAAAGATTTTCCACCAGCATCTAGAAAACTTTTAATAGTTTACGATAGATATGATGTTCCATCTAGTGATAGAGGTGATTTCTATACAGTTGCTTCCTACCCTGAAGAGAGATTTGGAAAAGATATTCCACATTTAAAAAATGGATTAAGATCTACTGATACAATTGATTTCAGACCAAGAGTTGGTGCATATGGTGGAACAGGATCTCCGTTTGCATTTGCAAATAGAAGTTTTAACAATTCTTCTAATCCAACTTCTATTGTAACTCCTAATGAGAGTTCAATTATTGGATATAATTTTTATCTCCCAAGAATTGACAAAGTAGTCTTAGATTCTAATGGAGATATAGTTATAATAACAGGTGAATCTTCAACTAACCCAACTCCCATATCTGTTCTTGATAATGCTATGGTGTTAGCAACTATAGAATTACCTGCATATCTTTATGATCCAGATGATGCAAAAGTTATCATAGAAGATAATGTAAGATTTACTATGAAAGACATAAGTAAGTTAGAAGATAGAATTGAAAATTTAGAAGTTACATCATCTCTAAGTCTATTAGAATTAGATACAAAAACACTTCAGATCCAAGATGCTGATGGTTTATCAAGATTTAAAACTGGATTTTTTGTAGATGATTTTAAAAATACTAATTTAATTAATATTGACGACGTTGATTGCAACGTCACTGTTGATACTGACAAACAAGAATTAGAATCTACAACTAATTTTTGGTCATTAAAACCACAACTAGCATTAGACCCATCTATTAATATCGCTACTGCTGATTTTTCTACAGATTTACCACTTTTAGATTCAAATTGTAAAAAAACTGGTGATTTAATAACTTTAGATTATGAAGAAGTATCTTGGATAGGTAATCCACTTGCTTCAAGAGTAGAAAATGTTAACCCATTTAATTTAACTGGGTTTATTGGAACCGTAAAATTAGATCCTGCGAATGATACATGGGTAAGAAATATAGAGGTATCTGGTGGTAGTAAAACAATAACAGGTAAAGTTGCTAAAACTTACGTTGAGAAAAAACAAATTAGTTCAAAACCTGATGATCATATAAGGTCTCGTAACGTTGGATTTAGTGCAGACGGACTTAGACCAGTTACAAGATTTTATCCATTTTTTGATTATACAAGTGGGATTAATTTAATTCCCAAATTATTAGAAATATCTATGGTAAATGGTATATTTACCAAAGGTGAAACAGTTGAGGCACTAAAAGATGGTCAAAGAGTTGCTATATTTAGAATATCTCAACCAGATCATAAAGCTGGAGATATTAATGCACCATCTTTAACATTTAATGCAAACCCATATGACACATCACTTAGTTTAGGAAGTGTATATTCTGCCTCTTCAACTGTATTGAATATTGATATAAATGCTCTTGCCGATGAAGCAAAAGGTAGTTTTTATGGTTATATTCCTACAACTGGCACAATTACACTTCTAGGAAAAAGTAGTAATGCACAAGCAACAGTCACTAATGTTAGATTGGTTGCTGATACTTATGGAGATTTATATGGTTCATTCTTCTTTGAAGATCCTCTTAAAATACCTGCTCCAAGTTTAAGATTTAAAGTTGGAACTAGTACTTTTAAATTAACATCTGAATCCACTATAAACACTGCCGAAGCAGAAGGAAGTATATTGTTATCAGAGGCTGCTACTGAATATGTCACAAATGGAAAGGTCAATACAATTCAATCTACAAATATAACTGTTCGAGTTCCACCTCCTGTATTTTATAAAAAATCTGGTGGCAGTAAGTATAAGATAGCCAAAAAGAGTTTGATGGCTAATTTTGATTCCAGATACTCTAGGTTTAAAGGTGGATATGTGAAGACCACAGGACCTAAAAAAGTCCAAGCTATGCAGAAAAAGAAGAGGCAACAGAAGAAGAAGAAGAAATCTCCGTACAACTATTATAGTGGTAAACAGTATCAAGGAATTGACCCTCTATCACAAACATTTAAAGTTGACGAGGATGGTGCATTTTTAACTTCAGTTGATTTATTCTTTGCAAGAAAAGATCCAAATGAAAATATTTCAGTTGAAATAAGAACAACCGAATTAGGAACACCTACAACTCAATTAGTTCAAGATTTTGCTCGTGTTGTGATAAATCCTGTTGATGTTAATGTTTCAAGTAATGGAGAAGTTGCAACTAGAGTAACATTCCCATCACCGATATATCTAGAACCAGATACAGAGTATGCATTAGTTCTTGGAGTACAACAATCAATTGAATATGAGGTATGGATATCTCGTATGGGTGATCGAACTGTAAATACACAAAGTTTACCTGATGCGGAATCGGTTATCGTAACTCGTCAATATCTTGGTGGTAGTTTATTCAAATCACAAAATGGTTCAGTATGGACTGCTAGCCAATATGAAGATTTAAAATTCCAACTTTATAAAGCATCATTTATTGAAGATGAAGGAACTGTATTTTTCTACAATTCCAAGATGGAAACTGGAACTGGTAATATCGAAAGATTATTGCCTAATGCAATTAAAACATTACCAAGAAAATTAAAAGTTGGTATTACAACTACAACTGACACTGACGGATTACTCACAAATGGTGTTAAAGTAAGTGATGCAACAACAGCAACTGCAATTCAAGGATATATTGAGAATGTGGGTGGTCCTATATCCACACTTGCGGTAACAAATGCAGGACAAGGATTTGCAGCAAGTCAAACATATACTGCAGTTCCTTTGTATAATATCACTGGTAACGGAAGTGGAATGACTGCTACTATTCAAACAGATAGTTCTGGTAAAGTATCATCCGCTGCGATTTCATCTAATACAGGTGGTGCAGGATATGTTATTGGTGATGTTCTTGGTATTACAACAAGTAATGTAATTAAAGGTTCAGATGCATTAATCAGTGTGACAGCAACTAGTGGTAAGAGTACACTCTATCTTAAAAATGTACAAGGTGAAGAATTTACAACTGGTCAACCATTAGTTGTAACAGATGGTGGTTCTCAAGTATCATTAGCAACTACGACCATACTTTCATCTGCGATTTATGATGATAAGTATGAAGGAAATGTTATTGAAGTAAATCATTTTAATCATGGTATGCAAGCTGACAATAACTTTGTAACTCTTGCTGATATAGAACCAGACACAACTTCAGTATTGCTAACAGATTCTCTTGCAGTCGATGATCAAGTAATATCAGTTGCAAGCACATCAGAATTTGCAACATTTGCTGGAATATCAACAACTCAGGGATTTGTTAAGATTAATAGTGAAATTATTTACTATGATAGTATTGGTACAAACCAACTTGGAATTGGAACTAGAGGTGTAGATGGAACAATACCAAGAACACATAATACAGGTGATCGTTCGTTAAAATATGAGTTAAATGGTTTAGATTTAAGTAAAATAAACACTACTCATGACATGGCTTTGATGCCTGTAGGTGTTAATGCACTTAAAAATATTGACCGTTATTATTTGAGTATTAATAGGGGTTCTTCCTCTTCAGGTGATTCTCAAGTTAGTTTTGTCGATGAATCCAATGTTGGTGGGGATAATATATTTGCATCACAAAACTATCAGTTTGATAAAGTGATTCCACAATTCAATACTTTATTACCAAATTCCAATGTAGGAATGTATAATCAAATCAGAACTGTTTCTGGAACTAGTGCTGGTGGAAATGAGGTTTCCTTTATTGATCAAGGATTTGAAAGTGTCACTATTAATAATGAAAATACATTATCAACACCTAGACTTTTATGTTCTGAAATAAATGAAATTAATCGATTAACAGATTTGCCTTTGAATCGATCATTTACCTTTTCATGTATTATGGCTTCATCAAGTCCAAATGTGTCTCCAGTTATTGACATACAAAATGGTGTTATAATTTATGAAAGATCAAGATTAAATCGACCAATACTAGATTATGTGAAGGATGGTAGATCAGAACAAGCATCTGGTGATCCTCATTCTTCAGTTTATATAAGTAATCAAATTAATCTTAAAAATCCAGCGACATCTCTCAAGGTCATTGTTGCTGCATATAGAGATGCATCTGCTGACTTTAGAGCATTTTATCAGTTAGTTAGAGCAGATGGATCTGAAACTGAATTAGCATATAATGCATTTCCTGGTTTCGATAATTTGGAAGATACAGATGGTGATGGTTTTGGTGATAAAGTTGTTGATGCATCAAAAAATTCTGGAAGACCAGATGCGTTTGTTTCTCCAAGTTTAGTTGACGAATTTAAAGAATATCAATTTAGTGTTGATAATTTAGAAGAGTTCATTGGATATAAAATTAAAATTGTGTTTAGTGGAACTAATGAAGCAAAGGCACCTAGACTTAAAGATTTACGAACAATCGCACTCGCATGATTCCAATTAAAGACCATAAAAATCTTTTCAGAGATGAAAAATCAGGTGCTGTAGTTAATACAGATACTAACGCTTATGCTCAATATAAAAGAATGAAATCTGCTAAAGTAAGTCAGAGAGAAGAAATTGATAAGATGAAAGAGGACATTGAAGAGATTAAATATTTACTTCAACAAATAGTCTCAAAATAGACGGATTACTGGAAATATAAATATATCTAGAATCCTGATATTGTTTTTAAATGGCAGTTTACGTAAGTAATCTAACTGTTAATACTGGTACTACATTTTCTCAGATTTTTACTTTGGAAAGTGCAGACACAAATTCTGCTGCGGATTTGACTGGTTTTACTGCTTCTGCACAGATGCGTAAGCATCCTGGTGCAAGTAAAGCAACTGATTTCTCAGCTACAATAACTAATGCGACGGGTGGTAAAATAAGAGTTGGACTTACAACAAGTCAAACTGCAGCATTAAAACCTGGTAGATTTATGTATGATGTTCTGATTACAGATACATCTGGTGAAGTAACAAGAGTTTTAGAAGGTGCAGTTTTAGTTAGAGAAGGAGTTACAAGGTAATGCCAGAGATTAAAGTAAGAGTCGGTCAAAAAAATGCTGTTAAGGTTACATCCTCATTAGCAGGTGCTTCAGCAGGAACTATTGGTGAACTAAGTGATGTGAACGCCAGTAATGCACAGAATGGTATGGTTTTAGTGTACAACAGCACCACTGGGCAGTGGACTGGAACTTTGGAGTTAACTCCAGGTGCGACACAGAATTTGGACATAAACGGAGGAAGTTTCTGAAATGGCAAGTATTATAAGAGTTAAAAGATCGACTGGAACTACAGCACCGTCATCTTTAAATTTCGGTGAAGTCGGTGTAACTCTGAGTGGAAGTGGTACACAAGCAAATAGTGGTGATAGATTATTTATTGGTGATAATGCAGGTAATCCACAGGTAGTAGGTGGTAGATATTTTACAGATTTATTATCAAATACAGCAGGTTCAGTTGCAAGTGCTGCTAATGCATCAACTGCTGCAAATGGTTTTGTTGCGATTGTAGATCAGAATAGAAAAGTAGACCAATGGAATGTAGATAATTTAAGATTAGATGCAAACGTACTTTCAACCACCAATACAGACGGAGACTTATTCTTATCACCCAACGGTTCTGGTGAAGTAATTATTCCAGACGATACATTTCTTACTTTTGGTGATAGTAAAGATGCAAAGATAGAGTATGATGAGAATGGAACTGATAGAATACAAGTAACTGGTGCTGATTGGACGTATAATAACGGTGTATCAGTTGTAATGGCAGATGTGACTGATTCATCTACAAAAGACAATGGTGCTCTTGTAGTCGAAGGTGGAGTCGGTATAGAGAAGAGTGTAAATATTGGTGGAAACTTAGGTGTCACTGGTGTTTCAACATTTACAGGTATTGGTACTTTTATTAGTGATCTATTCGTAGGTGGAGATCTTCATATTAAAGATGACCTATTTGTTGATGAGATGACTATCCGTAACTTGTTAGTTACTGGTATATCAACCTTTCAAGGAGATATCTTCCAAACAGGAGGAACACTTACTGCTTTAGATGCAAGATTAGGTGGAGTTGGTATTTCATCCAATATAATTTCTACTAAAGAGGGACATGGTAATCTTTTGTATATTGACCCATATCCAGATGGTTTAAGTAATGAAGGTACAGTTATTGTTAAAGGTGACTTACAAGTTGATGGTACAACTACAACAGTCGATTCATTTACAGTTAATTTAAATGACCCAATCATTAACTTAGGTGTTACGACCAGTACAAGAACTGTAATGATGACAGCAAATGCTGGTGTGAGTACAATTAAAATTGACACTGCTGCTGGTATCAACACAGGAGATTCAGTTTCTGGAACTAACGTAGCATCTGGAACTACAATCACAACTTATGATTTAACAGAAAAACTAATTACGATAAGTAATGCTGTTCAATCAGGTGGCATTGCTACTACAGGTCAACTTACAGTTACAGCAAATGTTGACACAAACACTGATCGTGGTGTAGCATTTGGTTATAATACAAGTTCAGGTGCAGGTAATACTAAACAAGGTTTCTTTGGATATCATGATCTAGGTGGTGATGCAAGTAATGCACCAGAAAGATCATTTACTTACATACCCGATGCAACAATCGTAAATAATCTGGTAAGTGGCACAAAAGGTTTCCTAGATATTAAAGGAATATATTTCCAGAATGGTGATTATGACACCACTGGAAATGGTATCGTTTATTTTGATACAACAGGTAAGCAAGTTGGTGCTGCTGGTACAGCTGCTGGTATAACCACTTCCAACTTTGTATTAACTACAAATGCTGCTGGCATACCTAAATGGACAACGACAATTGATGGAGGTTCCTTCTAAACTATGGCACAAAATAATGATGTTGATGTGAATACTTTAATTAAAGTGTATAACAGTAAAATTTCTACATTAACCAACCAAAATATTCTTCTTGAAGCAAAATTGCAGACAATCGTACAAGATCATCTTGATGCTCAAAAAGAATTATTAGCAGAAAAACTTGAACTGCAAGAAAAATACGACAATCTATTAGCAGATATCGAAGAAGATGGCGAAACCAGCAACTAGACAACAATTAATTGACTACTGTTTTAGGAAGTTGGGTGCTCCTGTCTTGGAGATAAATGTTGATGATGATCAAGTAGATGATTTAGTTGATGATGCGATACAACTTTTTAATGAAAGACACTTTGATGGTGTTGAAAGAATGTATCTTAAATATGAAATTACACAAGGTGATATTGATAGAGGTGTAGGTGCAAAGATTGCAGGTGAAAGTGCAATAGATGGAAAAAATGGTATTGGTATAGTTACAACTACAACTACTTCTACAAATATACCTGGTTATGGAACTACTACGACAACATTTTACGAAAATTCAAATTTTTTACAAATACCTGAATCCGTTGTAGGTGTGCATAAAATATTTAAATTTGATACCAGCTCAATATCTGGTAGCATGTTTAGTATTAAATATCAGTTATTTCTAAATGATTTATATTACTTCAACTCTGTTGAACTTCTTCAATATAGTATGACAAAAACTCGTCTTGAAGATATTGATTTCTTACTTACACCTGAAGCACAAGTAAGATTTAATCAAAGGCAAGATAGATTATACATGGATATTGATTGGGGTGCACAGAAAGCTGGTAATTTTTTAGTGATAGATTGTCAAAGAGCATTAGATCCTGAGACATTCAATCAGGTTTATAATGATTATTTTGTAAAATTATATCTTACTGCTTTGATAAAAAGACAGTGGGGACAAAATTTAATTAAGTTTAGAGGTGTAAAATTACCTGGTGGTTTAGAACTTAATGGAAGAGAAATATATGACGATGCAGAAAGAGATTTAGAAAGAATCAAAGAGAAGATGATGCTTGAGTATGAATTACCTCCTCTTGATTTTATAGGGTAATGATCGATGGCATTAAATCCCTTTTTTCTACAAGGATCTCAAAGTGAACAAAGGCTTGTTCAAAATTTAATTAATGAACAACTTCAAATTTATGGTGTTGAAGTAACTTATATACCAAGAAAATTTGTAAGAAAACAAACAATAATTAAAGAAGTTCAATCATCAGCTTTTGATGATAATTTTTTATTAGAAGCGTATGTAAATACCTATGAAGGTTATGGTGGTCAAGGAGACATCATGACTAAATTTGGTGTGAGTTTAAGAGATGAACTTACACTCACCATATCAAGAGAAAGATTTGAAGATTTTATATCACCTTTCCTAGAAGCAGATGATGATTATGAGTTAGCATCAAGACCTCGTGAAGGAGATATTATATTTTTTCCACTTGGAGCAAGATTATTTGAAGTTAAGTTTGTTGAACATGAAGAACCTTTCTATCAACTAGGAAAAAATTACGTATATCAACTTAAATGTGAACTCTTTGAATATGAGGATGAAGTTATTGATACTGGTATTGATATAATTGATTCTCAACTTGAAGATATTGGATATATTTCAACATTACAGTTAATTGGAACTGGTGTAACTGCAACTGCAAACGCACAACTCAGCACAATCAATAAAGGATATATTCGTGAAATTGTTTTGAATAATGATGGTAGTGGATACACGAGCACTCCAAACGTTGCAATTTCTACTGCTCCTTTTGGTGTAGGTAATGTTAATGCCACTGCTGTTGCTATTACAACTACAAGAGCTGGTCTATTCTCTATTGATAGAATTTTATTAACTAATGCAGGTGCTGGTTATACAACACCACCATTAGTCACTATTACAGGTGGAGGTGGAGTGGGTGCAGCTGCAACTGCTGCGGTTGAACAATCAGACTTTGGTATTGTTGACTTTGTTATTACTAACAATGGTGTAGGTTATGCAGCAACTCCTACTGTAACTATTACTGGTTTAAGTACATCACCAGCATCTGCGGAGGTAAATCTATTAGCAGATAATACAATATCTGATGTTTTAATTAAAAATGCAGGTATTGGATATACTGTTGCTCCAACTGTAACAATTGCAAATCCATCACTCATTAGTGGTGTTGGCAATTTTAAAAGAGGTGAAATTATTAGAGGACTTTCATCTGGTATTGAAGCAAGAGTTAAAGAATGGGATACTGATACTAAAATTCTTAAAATATCAAATGTTGGTATTGGAACTACTCAAGCAGCATTTATTCCTGGTGAAACTATTCAAGCGACTGAATCAACATTCTTTAATGTTGGTTTGACTACTGTTGCAACAATTGGTGTTACAACGACAATATTAACGGGTATTAATACTTCAAATATCACATTAAATCAAGATATAAATCAAGTAAAATTTGGTCAAACTATTGTTGTGGGAACTGGGGTAACTGTTACAAGTATTGGTGCTGGTACAATCACCATAAGTTCTCCTACGTTAAATACTACTGGTGTTACTACAGTAGTTTCTTTCGGATCTACAGTATTTTCAAATTATTCACTTGATTTCTTTAGTGAAGAAAATCAAGACACGACCTTTGAATCAAACGATATACTCGAAACTGAAGCTGACGATATACTCGATTTTTCAGAAGGTAATCCATTCGGTACATTCTAATGTTAGGACAATATTACTATCACGAAATACTCAGAAAAACCATAATTGCCTTTGGTACTATTTTTAATGACATTCATATACGTCATCGAGATGGTGCAGGAAAAGAAACAAGTGACATGAGAGTGCCACTTGCTTATGGTCCTATGCAAAAATTCCTAGCAAGATTAGAACAACAACCAGATTTAAATCGTGCTGTTCAGATTACATTACCACGTATGTCATTTGAAACAACTAATATTGCATATGATGCAACGAGAAAGGGTGGAATAACTCAAACATTTAAAGCAACTGATGGGAATAAACTAAGAAAGGTTTTCATGCCAGTTCCATATAATCTTGGATTTGAATTAAACATACTTGTTAAATTAAACGATGATGCGTTACAGATAATAGAACAGATACTACCATATTTTCAACCATCATTTAATGTCACTGTAGATCTAGTAAATGTGATTGGTGAGAAGAGAGATGTTCCAATCGTATTAGATAATATATCATTTCAAGATGATTATGAAGGAGATTTTGCAACAAGAAGAGCACTTATATACACTTTAAACTTTACTGCTAAAACTTATCTCTTCGGTCCTGTATCTGATTCTAGTGAGGGTCTTATTAAGAAAGTTCAGGTTGATTATCATGCATCTGTTGATACTGAGAATGCAAGAAGAGAGTTAAGGTACACTGCAACTCCTCAAGCACTGAAGGATTATAATGATGATAATACTGCTGAATTAAAGACAGATTTGAGTAAAACTAAGACAAGATTTGATGTCACTTCAACTTCTGCTTTATCTGTTGGTATGAGAATTATTATAGATAAAGAAATAATGAAGATCAAAGAAATCGTTGATGCGAATACAATTACAGTATTCAGAGGATATCAAAGCACTGCTGCAACACACGTTGCACCAGCATCAATTGATGTATTAACAGCAGCTGACGATTTACTTGTTGAACCTGATGATGATTTTGGATTTAATGGCAATCTTGAAGTATTTAATGATTCAAGATCATATAGTCCAACACAACAAAAAGATATCTAATGAATACCATGACTAACTATGATTCTATTGATAAAGCGTTAAACACAAGTAGTGCGATTGATGTTAAATCAGTCAGCACACCTAAAAAAGTAAAAAAAACTGAAACTGATGATATCAAGAAAGATTATGATTATACTCGTGCTAATCTTTATTCTTTAATTGAAAAAGGTCAGGAATCATTAAATGGTGTTTTAGAAGTTGCAGGTGAAACCGCAAGTCCAAGAGCATATGAAGTTGCAGGTCAAATTATAAAATCAGTTGCAGATACAACTGATAAATTAATGGAACTTCAGAAAAAAGTTAAAGAAGTAGACGAGGATAAAAAGCAAACAACTAATAATGTAACTAATAACGCACTCTTTGTAGGTTCAACATCTGAACTATCAAAGATGTTAAAGCAAGGAATACTAAATAATAAAGAGGATTCTTAATTTTAATGAGTAATTCAGTTACTATTGAAGATTCAAAAGGAGAAACTTTTGCAGAAGTTATCGATGTTATTGGTGTGTCTGAGGTCAAAAAAGCATTTCAACAATCTGTAAAAGAAGGTTCACTTCATAAGTGGTTCAAAGGTTCAAAATCCAAAGATGGCAAACCTGGTTGGGTGAATGTCGTCACTGGAGGAACTTGTGCTAGTGACAAACCTGGTGAAGGTACACCTAAATGTGTATCATCATCAAAGAGAGCAAGTATGACAAAAGCAGAAAGACTCTCTGCTGCTCGTAGGAAAAAGAAAGCAGATCCTGGTCAACAAGCAAAAACTGGTGCTGCAAAACCAACCTATGTCTCAACTGATAAACCAAAAAAGAAAATGAGTGAAGAGATGAAAAGAGATGAGTATGGTGATCCAATTGGTGGTCCTAAAATTTCAAAAAAAGAGATGAAAAAAAATCTTATGAAAAACGTACCTGACGAACAACATACAACTACAACAAGTGAATCATATATTGATTTACCATTGCATGTTGAGATTCCAAAAAGTGACGGAGACTTCAAATTAGGTCTTATGTTCCGTGAGAGTTTAGACATTGACAAGGGTATGCTCTTTATATTTGAAGAAGTTGGTCAACATTCATTCCATATGAGAAATACTCGTATTCCACTTGATATTGCATTTATAAAAGAAGACGGAACTATCGAAAGTATAAAAGAATTAACACCATATAGTAGTTTACCTGTATATTCAGATGGTGAAGTATTATTTGCAATTGAAGCAAATCGTGGTTGGTTTACAGAAAACAATGTAGAAGTCGGAGATGAGATAGTTTTAGGAGAAGCAAAAGATAAGAAAGGTAAGGGTAGTGGATCTAAAGATGCTTGCTATCATAAAGTTAAGTCAAGATATTCAGTTTGGCCAAGTGCATATGCATCAGGTGCATTAGT